ATCAAAGCGGGAGAGATAGATGGATTCAATGTTGGCATGAACATTGGAATATCGGCCGGACAAACAATCATGTGGCCACACGTACACTTCATACCGAGATATAAGGGTGATGCCAAAAAGATAGGCGGAATGAGACACGCACACCCAGGTGCTAACCACAAACAACATTACTGATGCCAAAGAAAGCAAGAAGGATCAATCCCATATATGTTTCGCCCGACGGCGGGGAGACCGTGTACGAACAATTACCAAACGGTGACCGTATTTTAGTTGAACAGTCACAGCAGGCCATGGACGAGGAACAGGCATACAAAGAGGCTGAAATGGTGGGGGCGGAGGCCATCGCACTGAGAAGGAAATATCCCACACTACAGAAAGCCTGGGACAAATATCTTACCATATGGCATTTAATCAACGGAAATCAGTAAGATGTACAACTGCTCCAACTAGTTTTTTACCAGCAGTGTGCGTTGCTCTAAAGCAGTCTAAAGGGGTGATTAAATAAGTTTATGACCAAGTTTGTAAGTGTAATAGGTAACGGTGAAAGCAGGAGAGGATTTGATCTGACTCCATTGAAAAGTGTGACAACCATGATTGGTTGCAATGCACTGTTCCGAGATCATAATCTAGAATATGTGGTTGCCTGTGACAGACATATGTGCCAGGAAGCCGCAAACACATGTGGTAAAAATACCACTATCTTCACAAGAGAAAATTGGTATCAACAATTTGCATACTGGCCCAATGTAAAGAAAGTGCCTGACTTACCCTACGATGGAGACAAAAGACAGGATGATCCTTTCCATTGGGGGACAGGACAATTTGCCGCACTAGTAGGGATGAGTTTCAAACCCAAGGCAATATTTCTAGTGGGGATGGATCTTTGGGGACTTGGCAAAGAAAACAAACCTGAAAATGTTAACAACATGTACAAAGGCTCGACAGGTTACACCTATATCAAAAGGCCAGTTGATCCAAGATACTGGATATACCAATTTAATAAATTATTTGAACACTCCGAGTGCAGGTGGATAATAGTTAACCAAGAAGGTTGGAAAATGCCAGACGAATGGAAAGAAAATAAAAATGTTTTCCAAGATACATACGAAGGCCTGGCCAAATGGATCAATAAACAGTTGACAAAACAGTAATATAATATAAAATTGTTGTATGACAAAACCAATGGTGGATCACCTAATGGTGCAACAACAACTTAGGGCGCCACACAAGAGATGGAAGCACATGGTGGGTGTGATGTGCCTAAATCTCACATATCGTAAGCATGTAAAAATTGTATTACCAAAACTTTTCGCTAGATACCCCAATCCTCAAGCATACCTGCGTGGTAGATTGAAAACTCAACAGGAAATGTTGAAACCGTTGGGCATGTGGGAAGTTCGATCAAAGAGAATAAGGAAGATGACAGAACAGTACCTAACGTGGGACAGGAAAGAGGCCAGTGACCTACACGGCATAGGCAAGTATGGATCTGACAGTTACCAGATATTCTTTTTCAATAACATTCCTCCCAACGTACAGGACAAGGAGTTGAGGAAATACATTGACAAACTCGTAGGATAGTTTATAATAAGACATATGTTTGATAAAATAAAAGATGGAGATCTAGTTACTCTAAAATTGACTTCAGGGGAAGAGGTCATCGCAAAATATCTTAGCAGGACCGACTCACAATACGTCAGTATTGAGAAGGCACTTGTACTAATGAATGGCCCGCAGGGATTGGCATTTGGTACATTTTTCTCCACTGCTAGACAGGACCAACCGTTCAACATAGCAACGGACAAGTTGATATCCATCGCACACATCAATGACAAGATCGCTGATGAGTACAACAGGGTGTTCAGCAAGATTGAGGTTCCAGCAAAACCCAAGATTATCACATAATGGCACACTTTGACAAACACTCCACGAGCATCAAGGCACTGGTTGACGTGTCAGAGGCCATGTTGAACGCAATGGAGCAACACGGCATAGACCCAGAGACGGTTGCCAACAGGAGCGAGTTCACCGTGATGATACACTTTCTCAAGAGCATCATAGACGGAGAATTAAATATACCAAACGAACTGACGGAACGCATCAGAGATGTTGCATTCCAAATGGACTTAGATCAGAAGATTGACAAGAAACTCAATTAATGGTCAAGAGGACTCAAAGACTTTCATCCCTCTATAAACACTCTGCAAGTCATCAAAACAGGAGAAAAAGATGACTTACTACTCAACTAAAACATACGGACACAACATAGGATTGGCCTGTGTGTTCAGACAACCCAACGCAGATCACTCACATTGTCACCTACTGCACGGATACAGTTTACAATTTAAATTCACATTCGGTTGCAAGGAACTAGACAACAAGAACTGGGCAGTGGATTTTGGTGGACTGAAACCATTAAAGAAATGGTTAGAAGATCACTTTGATCATAAGACTGCATTAGATGTGAATGACCCACACCTCGACAAGTTCAGAGAGCTTGAGGAACTGGACCTTGTAGACATTGTGATGTTTGATGGTGTAGGTGCTGAGATGTTTGCCAAACACGCATTTGACTTCGCAGATAAACTTATCAGAGAGAAAACTGACAATAGATGTTATGTTGTGGAAGTGGAATGTGCAGAACACGGAGCCAACAGTGCCATCTACTCTAAGAGATAAAATCATAATAGATTACGACGGCAAAGAAGTCACGGTCGATGTATACGACACGCCGCTAGGCAAGAGGTTCATAGAAGCACTAAGGGACAATCTAGCACAGAAGAGAATACTGGAGAAAAATTTTTGCTTTCTCGGATGGGCCAGTTCCAAGAGAGATCTAAATTTCTTGTGTAAGGAATTGAACAAAAACATAGACCAGATCAACTCTTTCAATTTCAATCCGCCCTATGAAAGGATAGAACCATTTGTGGCCGATGATTTCCAGTACAGTGCCAAACTCAAAATAGGATCGGTGAATGACGGGAATCTCATGGCCAAACCCGGATTGCGATTAAAACACGAGGCCTGTAATCTTCTGCACAGGTATTTCGAGGAACTTCAAGGCACGGCTTGGAAATTGTCCGATTATTACAAGCAGACCAATGACGAGACAAGGTATGCGATAAGACAATTGAACAATCTCTGTCATGAGATCGAAAGTTGGGTCCAGTCCTATAGAAAAAGTGTATTCGATCCAGACTGGATCAGGCCATCGCAGATAACAACCTTCCTGAACGCACCCAGGCATGATCTACATGAAGAGGATTTTCAACTGTTCAAACAGAACAGATATGACCGGGAGTTGGGTGGTGTCTACTTACACTGGTCTCAGGTGGGCAAAACTTTGTTTGAGGTGTTCAGGGACGAACACGCACCTGTTATGACGGAAGCGTTGTGTTCAGAAATAAATCATCAAAAGTTTTACTCGGGAGAATTTGACATAGAATGGGGCGATACCATTACAGAGACAACGCACTGGTTCAAGAAACAGGAGATGGTGGAGTACAGACAGTGGCTTGCGGAGAACAACTTCAACTGGGAGGACCCAAGGCTATCACTGGGATACATCAAACTGGGACAAGTGGATCTACAAACTTCTTTCCAAGACACCAAGTTCCAAGGGATCTATGAGAGCATGAAAAATAATTTAAATATCAGTAGGATACAGATATCGGGTGATGAAAATATTGCGAACGATTTTCCTTACACACTCGAGAGCGATAATTGGAAACAGATACAGATGGAAGGATTAGAAAGTGGAAACAAATCACGTAGTGTGCGTTAAGTGGGGTAGCAAGTACCCCTCCAAGTACGCAAACGTACTCAACAGCATGGTCAAGAGACACACCACCGTGTCCTACCAGTTCCATTGTTTGACTGATGATCCCGCAGGACTGGATTCAGACATCAACGTGATAAAACTACCCAATGATCCTTGGATCAAATCATGGTGGAGCAAACTTTTTATGTTCGCACCAGAGATGCCTTTGCAGGGCACCATACTATATTTTGACCTGGACGTTGTTATATTTGACAACATAGATGCCTTGTTCACTAATCCTGGCAAGTTCAACATAATAAGAGATTTCAACAGGTGCAGGATCAAGGATTGGAAACTTTCAAACTCCAGTTGCATGAGATGGGAGGCCGGCACCATGGACTACCTGTGGACTGAATTCAAAGATAATTCAGCAAAGATAATGCAACAGAATCACGGTGATCAGGATTGGATAACCAAGAGGGCCAGCAATGACATAACCTGGTTCCCAGACGATTGGATAAGATCATACAAGTGGGAGATGGTCGGATTCAAAGACACCAAACTGCTGACCAAGGACGGCAAGAAGTTCTTCAAGACGCCCGCCAAGATAGAACCTGGCAACAGGGTGGCAGTGTTCCATGGCTCACCAAATCCCATGGAATGTGCAGATAAATGGGTGGAGGACAACTGGCAGTGAGTTACGGAAAAGTGAAGGTTAAAAGAAACAATCCTAGAATGGATCAGATTCCGGAGGACTGTGGATACATGCAACAGTTTGAGTACAACGTTGACATGAACTCAAACGGTGTGATGAGCGAGTGCATAGATTGGTGCCAGGTCAACTGTGAGGGTAAATGGGGTTGGTGGTTCGAGCCCGCTGGCAAAATTGAGAATCCCATGAACCACTGGGAGGATCAGAACGCATACATGAGTTTTGAAATGAAAAGAGATGCCACAAGATTCTGGATGAGCGTGGGAATACAGAACAGCAACAGGAGAGAAGCATAATTACTATTATGAAACCATTTGAAATCACAGACGAAGCCAAGAATCAGATAGAGAAGTTGCTTGAAAAGAATCCAGGCAAGTACGCAGTTAGCCTGGCGGTGTTGGGCGGAGGATGTGCAGGATTCAAGTATGACTGGGGATTCGCTGACACCAAGGAAAGCGTGGCACAAGGTGACCATGTGGAGGACTGGCACACGGGCAGATTTGTTGTGGATGAGACTTCGTTGTTGTATGTCATGGGAACTAAGATAGACTGGATAGAGGAAACATTCGGATCACAGTTTGAGATATCAAATCCCAACTCAACTTCCGCATGCGGTTGTGGAGAATCATTCGGGGTGTAATGGACACTGCTTTCTTAATAGGTAACGGTGAGTCAAGAAACATATTTCCAATAGAAAATTTAAAAGGCAAAGGCGTGATATACGGATGTAACGCCATATACAGGGATCATCCCATGTTGTGTGATCACATAGTGGCAGTCAATCAACCCATGTACGATGAACTGGCCAAGTGGCACAACAACGGCAAGGAATCTCCGAGAATACACGGTCCACAAGACATCAGCAGATGGGACTACATCTGTGAAGGCGACCATTTACACCACGTGCCCGATGGTCTTAAGATCTACAGGGTGTGGCGTGGCGGAGACATCAAGAACGGTGGCAAGATCAAGACCAACGACTTCTCCAAGGCAAGGGGTTCTGGTTGCAGTGCAGTGTTGATGGCCGCGGAGTCGGGCATCAAGAACATAGTGATCATGGCGTTCGACATAATGGGTGCCCAGCAGTGGGAGATGGACACACCCAGCAGGATACAAAACAACATATACAAGAATTCAATCAACTACCCAGACAGGGCCAGCATGAAGGCATATCTGAAATATGAATGGATGTACCAACTGAGGCAAACATTCCGCAAGTTTCCCGGAACTAATTTTTATTTTATAAATCGCAAGGAATATCTTGATGGCAATCCTTTCCTCAGATGGTACTTCGACCAGCCCAACATCAAGTGTGGCATCTACGCCGACCTACAGAGATGGATCACGGGATCACGTGCCGACATCAAATGGAAAACACTATAAAGTCTTAGTGCTACTTGCGTCAAGTTTATAGACATTACGCATTTTCACACCCACGCTCTGTGCGAACTTCTTGGAATCACATTTATTACACACGTGTTTGTAGTCATTTGAGGCACGATCTGGATCGACCTTGCTCTTGGGCCTCATGAATGTCTCTGAACAGGCATCGCACTTGAACACATAGATCAGGTTCTTCCTGTGGTAGTTGTGCATGGTACCCAGTTTGCTCTCCCTCTTGTACAACTTCATCGTCTTTAGGGTTTCTATGAACATATTACTATTTAATAAATACGAATAACACATTATGGCAAGATTAACGATAGACACAGGAGCAGTAGGAAATCCAGCAACAGGCGATACCTTACGTACCGCTATGACGAAGATCAACACCAACTTTGAAGAGGTGTTTTCACTCGTAGGCGATGGTGACACAGGATTGTTGACAACCAGTGTCACTAATGGTAATGTAAAGGTTCAACCGAACGGTGCAGGTGTTGTTGAAATAGACCAATTGCAGATCAACAACAGTGCTATAACACCTATCACAACCAATGCAGATCTAACATTGAGTGCCAATGGCACAGGAAATATCATTGTAGGTGCTATTAAAGTGAATGGTACTACCATCAGTTCAGATGACTCGACAAAAATATCAATAGCGGAAGCGGTTGATGTAAATGGAAATTTAAAAGTAACAGGCGCACAGATAGACTTCACAGCACTTCCAACTTCTGACCCAGGGGTTGTAGGAAGACTATACCGAGACGGTGCTACGGTCAAAGTAAGCGTCTAATAGAAGGTGAGCGTTTTGGATGGCACAACAAACAATTAACATTGGAGCATTGGCTGACGATGGCACGGGCGATACTATCAGGAGAGCCGGTGTCAAGATCAATGAAAATTTCACAGAAGTTTATGCACTTCCGGCACATGTTGGTGATATAAAATTCAGAGGAAATAACATTACATCGGAATCTTCAAATGCGGACATCGTTCTGTCACCTTCGGGCACAGGAAACGTGGTGTTCCCCGCCCTTACTTTCGAAGACAA